GTTTTGATTTTTCATCAACACCATATCCTCTAGAATACATCATTTCCCCTGTACGACCACCTTTAGCCATTTTTTTTACTTTTCCACCACCACGCATTTTAGTAATGTTTTCACCCATTGCCATTCTTTTGTGTTGGTTAATTGCTCCGCCTTTTTTCATTTTAGCAGTTTTCTTTTTGCCCATCATGATAGACCTCCATTGATCTTTTTATATTTAATAGCACGAGATACTACGACGTCTCGATAGTACTCGTCAGGCCATTCCCTATAATAACCTTGTTTATGTAATTTATCAGAAGCTGCTTGTAATTGCGAGAACTTTTGTACTAACATCATAGAATATTTAAGGGTACTTGGAATCTCTGGTGCCTCTCCTTGAGGGTTGACTAAAAACTCTTGATCTTTGGTAGTTGCTGGATTTAAAGGATGAAAACTCATAAAGTAAAGATCATTTTTATTATGCCAATAATTGTACTCTTCTGTAGCTAAATGAAGCTCATCAGGAGAATAACTATAATAAGGATCACAGAATATTAAAATTTCTTTAACATTAAAGTCTAAATTATCTATATGTTTATTTAATTCTTTTTTATAAGTAGATCCTTTAGTTTTAATTTCTACCCAAACTTTTTTATCCAACCATGCCTTTTTAGCAAAAGGGCAAGCAGGAAAACCTCCTAAATGAATATTGGGAACTTCTAAAAAATGTTTTGACCACAGTCTAACATCTTCTATTATCTGTTCCCTTGTCGGTTGTATTTTTTCCATGATTTTAACTTATGTTTATTTTTAGGTTTAGATCTTGAAGAATTGCCTATGCTTGTTCTTTTTCTTACTGGAGTAAAGTATTCGTTAGAAGTTGTTTTAGCCATACCTTATAAGTAAGTTATAGCACCTGCAATCCACAAAGCAGCGAAACAAATATATACTATAGTTACTGGTTCCATTTTTCCTTTGCTTTAAGTGTCCACGCTTTCATAGCTTCTTTAGTTATTTTTTCATTAACCAATGTAGCTCCGTCTGGTATTTCATTATATAATTTTAACACTTCTCCATCCTCACTTATTTCTACATAAGCAGGACCACAAAAAGCATCTTTAGGGAAGTCTTTATTTTTCTTTAACATTCGTTTTTCGTATAGACATTCACCTGCATTAGCCATTGGAATATATTGTGTCATTTGTGTTTCTTGGTCATTCATATTTCCAAATACAAATAAAATTATTACTGCAACAATTTTCATTGTGGTACTCCGTTCTGTCTAACCTTGTCCTTTAGCAATTCCACATCTTTTTGCATCTGTGTTACCTGCTCTTTTAGGAACTCGATGTTTACTTTATTATGCATCATCGACTCAAGTTCTGCTTCCATTGTAGCATTTTTTGTGCCTAGCCATTCCAAAATCATTGACTGCTCCATATCCACAGGCGTTTGCTCAGCTTTTTTTAACAAGTCAGCTTCCATTAATTGTCTTCCAGTCTCAAGTTCCGTAATTCTTTGAGTCAAATCGCTGTAGGCAAATATACCAAGTGATATGGCTGCAATCAGGCCTAAAAGATTTCTAACAGGCATACTTATCGCTGTGTTATCTGATATTTTCATTTGTATCCTTTCTGTTATATATTTTTTTATTCTCTACAACTTTTGGTTTATATTGAGGAGTATATAGTTCTTTCGCAATAGGGTTATTTTTTTTCATAGCTCTATTGCGTTTTGTTTGAAACCATTTGTATTGTTTGTTCACCATTATCCACCAAGAGGATTTTCTAGTGCTCTTTTAATTCGCTTATCTATCTTTTCCTCTAGCTCCTTTTGTGATTGTTTTATTTTTTCTTCTAACTTTTTCATATCATCTTCAAGTGTATCAATTGTAGATTTTAAATCTTTAGCATTATCTCTAGAATCTTCTTTTACTTGTTGTTCAACATCATTAACAATTGATTCAACTCTACGAACATCTTGACGTAAATCGTTTTTAAGTTCATTGGCTACATCAGATACCAGTCTTATTTCTTGCATCATCATTTCCATTTCACCCATTAACATTTCTATTTCTGTTTGTAAAAGTTCTGTCTTGCTTGACATTTCTTCTTTTGTTAGTGCAATGTTTTTATCAAACTCAGATAAATCTGGGGCTACATAATTTTGTATTTGTTCTTTCATATTAAGGTAGTCTTTATAAAATTCAAAACCACCCCATAAACCACCACCTAAAGTAGTTAATGCTGTAAGAACCACGAAGATTTTTCCGCCTTTAAATTTAAGCCCCGCAAATTCCATTTCTGCCATAACTACTCCGAATCCGTCTGCCATTGTTGCATTATCATATCGTTCATTAATCCTTCACTACCTCCAAATAAAAAATATTGTGCAATATTGTTATTTTCTATTTGTGTATCAGGTATCATGTAATCTGTAAAAAATCCTTGCCTATCGTTTAATTGTTGTTGTGAGTCAAAAAAGGTTTTTGTATCACCCAACACCTGCATTACAATTAATGTTTTTAACTGATTTGTTGAGTCATATCTACCCTTATCCCCCATCTTCTTAACTATTTTCTTTGCAGCTTTTTCTTTTTTAGATTCTGGTTTTTTTACAGGTTTCTCTTCGGCTTCACCCTTATCTTCTGTTTCTTCCATATCCTCTGGTTTATCTTCATTTGTTTCAGCCTCTGATACGCTTTCTTCCGAGTTAGGCTCTTCTTTCGCATCAACTTCAGTTTCTGTAGTATCTTCCTCAACAGGCTCATCCATGGATTCTGACTCATTTTTAGTTTCGGGTTGAGATTCTGGCTCATTTACTGCCTCCTCCATTTCTGGTTCTGGCTCTATTGTATCTGGTTCTGAAGCAACTTCAATCTCTTCTGTTATTTCTGGCTCTGGGGCTGGCATTTCTAACTCTAATTCCATCTCCATTTCCATCTCTATTTCAACAACAACTACCTCAACTTCAGGCATTTCCATCTCTATTTCAGGTAATTCCATTTCAAAATCTATTTCAAAATTAGGCATTTCCATTTCCATCTCTACAGTTTCATATGACATTTCCATATCAGGTTCATCAAACTCTGGTTCAAAATAAAAATCATCTTGAGGTGCATCAACAACAATATCATTGTGTTCAAAAATATTTTCTACAATATCTATAACTTCTGTTTCTGTACTACCACCATATGCTACCCACATTTCAACACTTAATATTTGTTCTGTAACTATTGTATTGACAACGTTATAAAGCACATTAACTGTAACGTCATCGAACAAGGGTCCTATCGCAAGATTAATATCTCTACCCCCTATTTCTATAGTTAATTTTGTAATGCTTCCTGCAAAATCAAAACCACCTGTATATTCTTGATATCCACTTGTTACACCAGATTCTGATAATATATCTGTCCCACTAAAGACTGATGTATTTCCATCTTTACCTGTAATGTGCATATAAATACGATCTTGTGGATCACGCTTATCTACTTTTATTGAATAATTAGTTCTGCCTCCATTATCTATGTCTAGTTCTGATATATCTACAGTTTGGATAAATGTTGTGCCCATACCAGATACACCCATTGTTGATGTTGAATTACCACTACCTGTTATTTGTGCACATTTATCTGTGCCAAGATTGTAGCAACTATTCCCAGATGGCATTGATGCTGGTCCTTGTCCTCCCCAGTCCAAATCCATGTCCCCTTCATATTTAGATGATGAAACATATCCCGCATCTCCATCAAGAATATCCCCTGAATCTGGGTTTGTAATAGTTACTGTTGTGGTTGTAGTTGTAGTATCTGTTATAACTGTATAGCCATCAGCCTCATATTCAATTGTTTCTACTTCATCTATGACAATTGTTTCTTCAACCCCTGGAGTACATAATCCTGTTGCAGTAACAGGACATTCTGCTTTAAGGGAAGAAGGCCACGATGCCAGAATGCATAGCCATACCAAATAAAATAAATTTAGCCAACTTTTGCCCATCTGTTAATCCTTCTGATTTTTTAATTTTTTTCTCTTCTTGTTCCATTTTAGCTAGTACAAAACTTCCTTCTGGAATCATATCAGGATTTTCTTGCCATCCTTTAGATGCTTCTTCGCCAATAGACCCCATGTATGGACAAGGAGTTCCTGCCATAGCCATACTGTCCCAAACCCTACTATCTTGACATAGTATACTGACCGATGCAACTTTCATGCCTGAAGCATATAATGATCTTGCTAATTTTATTCTTTCACAATTTTCATCAGTAACGGTAACCCCACTACTAATACCTAAAATCTGGGTTTGCACGGCACCTGCCACTGCTGTTTTACATATATCTGAATTATTAACTACCACCGATGGTGCCGAAGCCGTAGGTGGAGTCGAATTCGTTACAACCGTAGAACTGACAGTGTTCGTATCTGCTCCATTAGCACTACTTATTGCACTAAAAATTAAAACAAAACATAATAGAAAAAAAAGTAATCTCATTTAACATTTCCATCTTTTTCGTGCTTGTCTTAATCTTGAATTAGGGTTTTTTGCAGCTTTAGGAAATTGTTTCATTTGACCTGCACTTCTTGCACAATATGATTTTCTTCTTTTAGCAGCTTTAGATCCTTTTTTAACTTTACCTGTGACTGCTGTTTTTAATTTAGAACCAGGATTTTCACGTCTATAACGTGCGGTTCCAGCTTTCGTCATTCCCGCCCCAGACTTTGTGGAGCGGAAATATTTTTTTGTTTTTGGTGGCTGTTTATCAGCCATAAATTACATTAACTTTTGTAGCTTGATTGAAGAAAACATAAAGATCAGTATCAAATTTTAATCCCATTTCAGGAAAATCAATTTGAAGAATTTCATCTTCTCCTGAAGCAATAGCAGGAGTAACTTGAGTAAATTTCACAGTTCCGCTTGAACCATTATCTACCAAATCAACTCTGCCTTCAGTTCCACCACATTGAACAGTTAATCCTAACACACGTGCTGGGGCACTAAGAGTATTAGTTCCCGCACTTACTTTAGTTGTAACTTGACCACTTGAAGTTAATTGTTTTGTTTTAATACCAAACATTATTAACCTCTAGCTTAGATTTCTGTTTTGTAAATATAATACAGTAGCAGTAGCTGCACCTGCAGATGCTGCAGAACCTGATTGGTTATAAGTAGCAACGACCTGAATGTCTGAAGTTCCTATATCAATTAGATTTCCGATTTGTGATACATCTGAAGTAGCAAGAACTCTTGCTTGAGAACCAGCGGCTAATGCATCTGCATATTGATCAGCAGTTGTGCCATCTCCAAAATCAATTGTATTAGTTGTACCTGCATTAAAAGCAGTTGTTACATCTAAAGTTATTTGAAAGATTTGACTGTTTGCTGGTAAAGTTGCAATAGTAGTTGTGGTACCATCTGCAGCATAAACAATATTTGCAGATTGTGCCATTAATACAAATCCAGTATTAGCAACATTAGTACCTACTGTACTTCCTGTTGTGTCTTTTAGTGTTCCGGCTTTAATTGGACCGGAAAAAGTAGTTGTGCCCATGTCAACCTCCTTTTAGTTGTCTTGTTAAGTCTTGGGTAAATTCTATTGTAAAACAAAAAAGGCGGTCTTGCAACCGCCTTCTTTGATCTGGGAGGATCCAGTATTTTTTTACGAACCTTGTGATGCGTAAACAGCTCTAGGATCAGAGTAACCAAAGCTGTATCTCTCTCTAGCTTTGTATCTCATATTTCCTGTGTCAAAGTCGCCTTCCATGCCTGTAGCAAGGGCAGCTCTAACAAAGTGTTTAAATCCATTAGGGCAATCTGTTTTTACGAACCATGCATCAGTATCTGTTAGATAATGGTTAACTGTGTAACCACCTGGTAGCATGCCCATATTTTTCAGAGCATTAATATCATTGTCAGCAGTACCAACTCGGAGTGTGGATTCTAAGATCCTATCAGCTACAAATTGTGTGTTAACAGGAATAATTAATTTCTGTCCTTTCATCGCAATTTTAAGCCCTCTTTCATCGATAAAACCAGCAATATCAATCATGCCTTGTTCTAATGAGGTTTCGTTAAGGTCTGCATCAGTTGCACTTCTGTTTGAAAAAGTACCACCTAGTGCTGTTGGGTGAGCAGTGTTAGCTAATGTAACTCCGTCTCCACCAGTCACTGTAAACGCATTATTTAATACGTTAGCGCCTCTAACTTGTTTAGTATAAGCCATAGATCTTGCTAGGGCTTTAGTGTAACGAGCAGATAAAGTATCATACAAGTTGTCTTCAACAGCTTCTTCAGTTAACGCAAACGCTAAAGCGATTGTGTCATGAGTGTATCTAGCAGTAAAAGATTCAGAAGCGGTATCAAAACCAACTGCTGATCCTTCTGCTTTTACATTTGCTTGTCCGAATCCAACTAAC